TGTGACCTTGTGCAACCCGAAGCGGTACGTGTTTTGTGGTGGGACACCATGGTGCATGGCGAACAAGTCTTCAAGGCAGAAAGCTACGGACAGATTGCATCATTACTAAAACCATTAGGCGGTGGTGGTACTCACGTGGGGTCTGTTGCGACTTACATCAATGAGAAGAAACTTAACGCAGAGTGTGTGATTGTGTTCACCGACGGCTACGTCGAGCATGACATCGAGTGGAATATCGTTCCACCTACCCTGTGGATGATTACTCAGAACAAGGACTTAGAAGTTCCATGCGGTAAGAAAGTTATCTTTGAAAGGGAGTAAACATGGGCGACGGCGGATATGCACGACTCAAACATGGGCTTGTGCAAGACCTAATAAAGAAATATGGAGAAGGAGCATATACGTACGCACTAGAAAAGATGGCGACACACGAAAGCGATGAGTTTATCGCTGGTATATGGAGAGCCGTAATGAAAGACTTAGATGAACACTTTAAAGGAGAAGGACAATGAAAGCATTGGAATGGTCAAGACTAACTGAGATTACTAGAACTCAAAAGCCATACCGAGGGACAACCAATCGGTTTCCCATTGGTGACAGACGACACAACACTAAAGACTTTGTAAGCGAGGAGCGTAACGGCGAGCAAGTGTATGTGGTGCGGTATGGCTATACCCATAAACGTAACGAGCATACGAAGGAAGAGTGGCAAGCCAACCAAGGCACTATTTACGAGAGAGAAGACTTGGAAGGAAACACCGTCTATGAAAGTTATAGTTCAGTTCCTAGTGAGTTGGGCATAGTGCGTTTAGACAATACGTTTGAATTTACTGCTAAATATTACGGACAGGGCGACAACATGATTATGTCTAACTGGGCGAGAGGGTGGTTCATGAGGAGTTCACGACATGGTGGAATGGTATATAGGGGAGGTCATGTCTTTCATCCAATCTTTAAAGGTATGAGACTTAACTGCGAGACGATGATGCCCCATGAGAGTAGCGTTTACAAAGTTGTTGGCAAGCGTGTTAGTCGTAAGGATGCCAAGGACTTTCTTAGCCGATACACAGACTTCTACAAAATCAACGAGGTCATGCTCAAGGCGATGGACTGGAAAGGCTACATGGAAGCGATGTCTGATGTACTAAAGTCACTAGGCATAACGACAGAGAATTGGAATCTGCATAGCGCAGAGCAAGAAAAGCTTATCAGATTTGCCGAGGAGAATCTAAATACTGCACCACTAGATGCTGGCATTGCGTACGCACTTGCGTACGAAGTTCAGAACTTATTTTCAAGACATCGTGCATTCTATGACCCCAATAACAGTAGCTACAGGCGAGAGGTGGAGTTAGACGTAGTGTTCAGTAACCTCAAACGTAAGCTGAACAAGGAGTTGTACAAGAGTAATCCATCAGTTATGAAACTCACAGAGTATGTACCTAACGAAGCATACCCTCCAAGTGAGTGGGGCGTGGATGTGTTTGTCAATGGCAAAGAAGTAGAACAACTATAAGGAGAAGTAAATGAATCTAATATACGAAGGCTTTGAAACCGAACAGCTCAGTGAGTTAATCAATAACTCATCGGCTAAGAAACTCATACAGGAGCTGAACTTTAAGTATGGTCTGAAGGTCGTAGACAAAGTTGACCCTCATGCTCTAAGTCGTAGTAGTCCTACTGGCTTTTTACTTGCTGACCCTAGCGGTTTTATGGTGGCAAAGGTGTGGGCTGACAAGGAGTGCGATGACACTATCTACAACTATCGCTCGCCTTTCTATAAGAAAGAGCGTGGCTCTGACTCTGCTGACCGAGAGACTTTGCATAGTAAAAAACTCTCAACGCTGATGGCTACACTTAAGCGACAAAATGTCGTTCCACCCATCGGTGGAACACTAATGAGCGTCTGTAAAGAATCTTTTAATGCTGGTATTAATCAGATGGACTCTCATCATGGTCGTGACTACAAGAACAGTAGCTTTTCTCCCGACGAAATTCATACGATGCTCAAGGTTATTTTACTAGGGGAAAGTCCTAGTAATTTAAATCTAAATAATTGTAAAGAAGTACTTGACAAATGGAATGGGCAAGATAGAATCAAGGTAGAGAAGCGAAAAGATATTGAAAGATTTTTTCTCAATGAGTTTTATGCAATCGGTGCAGATAAGTTAAATCATTTAGTTATAGGTTCAGTTAAAGCGATGCCAAGACAAGGTCACGACGAGTATTACTTCCATGAAGTCAAGCCGTTCAAGCGTGTAAAGGAATTGCCTGACGAGTTCAAGGCAGTCATGCTGATGAACAAGGTTCATGCAGAGGGTAAGAATATTACCGAGTTCTACGCAAATATCGTTCCAGCCAAGAGTGGATACAACCCTGACCTTGACCTGATAAATATTTCTACTCGCCCAGTAAATGAGTTCAACCTACATTGGACATTGATTCCATGCTCAGGGATTTAAGCCCAGTAGTTCACCAGTATGACTTCAACCTCTATCGTGTCCCTTTGCATAAGGAAGGAAACTCCTACACCATATATGTTGGTGATGACTTTAATCGGGTATTTGATGAACACACACTGCCTAATGAAGTTAAGACCAAGATGGCGATGGTGCTGGCAAGTGCGAAGCAGATTGTAAGCGACCATGACGTAACTAAATTACATCTGATGACTACGACAGTTGATAGTAATTTCAGAGATATAGGATGGCGAGCAAGTGACAGTTGGTTTTGCATCATCCTCTCCTATAAATCTTTAATGGCATTGCGTGGTGAATAAGGAAGAGAGACTTTATTGGGGTAGGTTTTGGAAACGACAGACTACCCTTGAACAAATAGAACAGAAGGAGATTGAGATGGCGATGACACCCGAAGGAAAAGTTAAAGACGTAGTTAAGAAATATCTTAAAGAAAAAGGAATCTATTACATCATGCCAGCCACAGGCGGTTACGGGAGTAGCGGTGCGCCTGACATTGTCGTGTGTCACAAAGGAAAGTTCTACGGCTTAGAGGTTAAGTCGGGAGAGAACAAGCCGACTGCGTTGCAGATGGATAACCTTAATCGGATTGAAAAGAATGGTGGCTATGCTTTTGTCATCAATGAATCTAATGTTAATCAATATATGGAGGTGCATTTCTCATGAGAGCAAAGAAAGAGTTTGAGGACTGGATTGAAGACGAGAAGTTTGTAACTTCCGATGGCGGACTTGAGGAAGCCTATACAGCTGGTTTCAATCGGGCGGTGCAACTAATAGAAGAATTTTTAAGGGACAAACAAAGTGAATGAGCAAGACAACGAGTATTTAGAAAAGTTGTACGCTGGATTTGCAATGGTAGGACTTCTCATAAATGGTGATTACTCTATTGAAGAAATCCCAAGCAGATCAAAAGCATTGGCAAAAACCATGATGAAAGATGAAACAGGAATTGTTGCAGTAAAACGTAGTTCAACCACAAGGAGAAGTAAATGAAGAAGTTAACCAACAGTACCAAAGTATTACGTTACATTCGTAAGAACCCAAACGCTAAAGCACGTGAGGTAGCCAAAGCCGTTGGAGTTAGTATCAATTCTGTGTATCAATGCACATACAACGCTAAGAAGAAGGCTAAGTCATTACCAATGACTGCTCTTGCGCCAGTAAATAGAGTTCCACTCAAGCGTGGAAGACCATTTAAGCTGAAAACAAAAGCTGGTACTTACACTAAAAAGAATCAAACCACCGATAACGTCAACCACCCACCACACTACAAAGCGGGCGGAATTGAAACGATTGATTTCATCGAAGCAAAGTCTCTTAACTATAACCTTGGCAATGTAGTCAAGTACATCACACGTGCTGACCACAAAGGAAATAAGTTAGAAGATTTACAGAAGGCGCAATGGTATCTCAATCGTGAGATTAAGAATTTAAGTAAGTAATCTCTAGGGAGTCGGGCTTATGCTCTGCTCCCTATTTTTGTATCTATTGAATTTGTTATTTAAGGATTTAAGTGCAACTAATCACCTTAGACTTTGAGACTTACTACGCTCAAGACTACTCACTAACTAAGCTAACAACTGAGGAATACATCAGGAACAAACGCTTTGAAGTGATTGGTGTCGGTGTCAAGGTTGGCGAGGGCATCACTGAGTGGTTCTCTGGCTCACACCTTGACATCCAAAAATACCTTTCCACGTACCCGTGGAACGATTCTGCTCTTCTTTGTCATAACACGATGTTTGATGGTGCAATCCTTGCATGGCGATTTGGCATTAAACCGAAGTTATATCTTGATACTCTTTGCATGGGTAGAGCGACCAATGGTGTAGATGTCGGAGGCTCTTTAGCGTACCTATCTGAGCGTTACAACTTAGGCAAGAAGGGCACAGAGGTCGTTGACGCTAAAGGCAAGCAGATAACTGGTTTCTCAAATAGCGAGCTTGCGCAGTACGGCGAATACTGTAAAAACGATGTGGAGCTAACTTTTAAGCTTTTCCAAGTATTGTCGAGTGCGTTCCCAGCAGATGAATTACAACTGATAGATTTAACTTTGCGAATGTTTATTAATCCCGTGCTGGAGGTAGACGATGCTCTTTTGGTTGACCGACTAGAAGAACTAAAGCATGAGAAGTTACAGTTATTGGGGACACTTAAAGAAAAACTTGAATGCGATACCGAAGAGTCAGTACGTAAGAAGTTAGCTAGTAATAAACAATTTGCCCAAGTGCTAGAAGACTTTGGTGTCGAAGTGCCAATGAAGGAAAGCAAGACTACTGGCAAGCTAACCTATGCGCTGGCAAAGAACGACACAGGGTTTATAGCGTTAACAGAACACGAAGACCCGTTCATCCAACAACTCGCCGCCGTGCGTTTGGGAACTAAATCAACTATTGAGGAGAGTCGCATTGAACGTTTCATTGACGTTGGAGCAAGAAACAAAGGGCGATTACCGATTCCCCTTAAATATTACGGAGCGCATACGGGTCGTTGGGCAGGGTCGGACAAGGTTAATTTCCAAAACCTTCCGAGTCGTGACAAAAAGAAAAAGGCTCTTAAGAATGCGGTGGTCGCACCCGAAGGGTACATGGTTATCAACTGCGACTCGTCTCAAATTGAAGCACGTGTACTTGCGTGGCTTTCGGGTCAGGAAGACTTGGTTGAGGAGTTTGCCAACGGGGACGATGTTTACTCCATCTTTGCGTCGAAAATATATGACGTTGAGATCACAAAGAAAAACCCCGTTGAAAGGTTTGTGGGCAAGACCTGCATCCTCGGACTGGGATATGGTACTGGGTCGTTAAAGTTACAGCACACACTAAAGACTAGCCCTCCTGGCGCTGACCTTACTAAAGAAAAGTGTGACGAAATAGTTAAATTGTACAGAGACACCAATGACATGATTGTTAAGCTTTGGAGAGAAGGCGACAAGGCACTAAAGGCTATGGCTGACTGGCAACCGACTAGCAAGTCTTTCTACTATGGCAAGCATAAGTGCGTGGCTGTTACGAAGGAAGGCTTTAGATTGCCAAACGGGTTATACATCCGCTATCCCGACCTAAAACTCAACACTGATGAAACTAAAAGCGGATACGAATACAAGTCACGCAAAGGCCCCGTGTCTCTATGGGGTGGGTCTATTGTGGAAAACGTAATCCAAGCTCTTGCACGGATCATCGTGGGCGAACAAATGCTTAAACTAACTGAGCGCTATCGCCCCGTGCTAACCGTACATGATGCGGCGGTGTGCGTAGTTCCCGAAGACGAGGTAGATGAGGCTTGTGCATGGATTGTCGAGGTCATGTCAACACCACCAGACTGGGCTAAAGGACTGCCTGTGGCATGTGAAGCTCAAGTTGGTAAAAACTATGGGGAGATGGAAGAATGGCGATAGTAGATGCTGGAGGGAGAACTATTGACCCTCATTTATTAGAGTCACAAAAGTTGTTTCCAATAGCTTTAATTGGAGCAGAGGATACATACTCAAGTGTAAAAGCTGGATTTGAAACTCCTCGTGTAAAAGAACGAATACTGACTGCCTTTACTGACTATATTAAGTTATCTAAAGAAGGTAAATGTTATAGCATGCATAAAGATGCAAAGAAACATATTAGTGATTGCATTACTGATTACCCAAAAGTGCTTCTTGAAAATCATTTTGATAAAGACTTTCAACGAATGATCTCTGAAGTTGAAAGTTTAGGTCAGATAAGACTTCCTTTTCCGATGATAACAATAATTACAGGAGAAAAAACTCGTGCAAACGATGAAGTTATTCATAACGAGGAATACGGAATAATCCGAAGAGGTGAAGCAATTACACAAGACGGAACAGTTAATTTATTCTACGCATATTTTATGGTGCAAGAAGGCGACCAAGTAGCAGTACATGCTATTTTTAATAAGCCCAATGCACGGCAACGGTCTTTCTATGCTTGTACCACTTATCTTGGTATAGAAAACGGAGAACTAAAACTACATAGCTATCAAAACTATAATGACGCAGAGTTTAACGACCCCGAAACAATAGGAAACATAGCGGGTCAGGGCATTGTAGCTATCCACATGCTAACCATATCAGGCGGGGACATGTATGTATCTGCTCCTACACCTGACGAAGCGGCGGCTAATAGAAAGCGTGTTAACAAAGGTAAGAAACCTTTGGTTGAGTTCCGTTTAATTACAGTCGACACCAAGAAAAAAGACACCGAAGTTACTATGCCACATGGCACACATGCCTCTCCTCGCCAGCATTGGAGACGTGGACATTGGAGAACTGCGCCCAAGTCAGGTAAGAAAGTTTGGATTGACCCAATGTTAGTTGGCGACGAAACAAACGGCAAGATTATTAAAGACTATGCAGTAGGACATTATGAGGAGATGATAGCATGAGAAAGGTGAGCATACGAAAAATTGAACTTGCAATTGGGCTGGCACGTAGTGTTGCTTACGGAACTACTAAGTTTCCATTTTTAGGTTATTGCGCAGATTTGATGGAAAAAATGTTAGAAGAAATTAAACAGGCAAGAAAGGCACAAGAGAAATGAACAAATTACTTTTCTGCGTTGGCCTGCTGTGTTCGAGCGTTAATGCCCAAGAGTTAGCAATCAATGCTATGCCACTAAATAACCCAAGAGGTTCAACTTGCAAGCTAGTTATGTCTGAATACCGTGCTGGGTCAGTAGTTATGTACACGGGCAAGTGTGGTTGGCATGGTTTATACGGCATTGCTGGGTATATACAGGCATGGAATCACAGTAACCATATCAAGATTGTTCGGGGTTTGTTTCATAACGGTAGGGCGGTTTCATGGACAAAAGTTACTTACATTAACAAAGTTAGTAAAACTATTGAAACTTATGAGGAAGATGAGTGGCTAACAAACAATAGAAAGACCCATAACTTTGATGATATGGAGGCGGATGCTCGCCAAGCAGGGCTAGTATTAAATTTTAATAAAGCAGAGTCGTTGTTTAAGTTTGCAAATTACATTGACGTTCGTGAATAAGGAGAAGTAAATGAAAAAATTAATAGTTGTCTTAACCGTATTGCTGGGAGCTTGCGCAAGCAAGAAGCCTGAGTCGGTGGTGTTTACACCTCCGTTTAATGCTCAGAATATTCCTATCACTAATACAACTAACATACCAGCCGTGTCTTATGTTTATGAGACGGAAGTATCAGCGATGAGTAGGATTCAAGTGGTAGAAGCTACTCGTTTATGTGAAGATGCAGGGCTAAGAGCTTCACCTACCTTTGCCCGCCGTAGAATTACAGGTCAGACTTCTGATGTAGTAGTCGACATACAATGCTTACCAAGGTACAAATAAAAGGAAAACAAAATGTTAGAAAATGTATCAGCAATAGAAGCACCGAAGCCCGCTAAGTTATTTATAGCAACCCCGATGTACGGTGGACTATGTGTAGGCGGTTACACCATGGGTATTCTTAATTGTGTGCAGACGTTTCAACCACGCAATATTCAAATGTATTACTCGTACATGATGAATGAGTCATTAATTACTCGTGCTCGTAATGGCATGGCTTATGACTTTATGCAGTCAGATGCTACGCACCTAATGTTTATTGATGCGGACATTAGCTTTGACCCAAAAGACATTGTGCGTATGATTGATGCGGACAAAGATATTATCTGTGGATTGTACCCAAAGAAAGAGATTAACTGGCAGTTAGTATCGGATGCGGTTAAGAAGGGTGTGGATTATAAAGATTTACCTAACTACACAGGCTCGTTTGTGGTGAACTTAGTAGGCGGTGTAACAGAAACCGTTGGCAATATCAATGAGCCAATGGAAATTGACAACGGCGGTACAGGCTTTATGTTAATTAAGCGTAATGTTTTTGATACTTTAAAACCATTAGTGCCAACTTATACCAACGACATGATCTTGATTGTAGATAAGAACCCAGTTAAGAAGATTATTCACGAGTTCTTTGATACCAGCATTGATGAAGATACAAACCGACTGTTATCCGAGGACTACCACTTCTGCAAGATTGCTCGTAAGGCAGGCTTCAAAGTATATGCCGCACCTTGGGCAAACCTAACCCATAGCGGAACCTATAACTTTAGCGGTACTTTGCCAAGGGGTTAAGATGACATTCCTTGTAGCCAATATACCCCCCGTTAAATGCTTTGTCCGCACTGAGTTTTTGTATAACCACGAACATGGGCATGGCATTCTTGAGCCATGCGTATGGATGACTGCCAAGGCGATTAAGGGACAAGCGTTCCGTGTTGAGTCGATGCTGACTAACTATGGTGCGCTGTATGACAAGCTACCGATTAGTGCATACGTGTGGAAAGAAGTAGCCGAACCTTTGCCGTTAGATCATTTACAAATATGGGACTGCCTGTCTTACGATATGGCAGTGATTGAGAAGTCCAATCTGCGTGGGTTAAAGGTTAAATTCTTTGGCAAGGATAAACAGTTTCACTTTGGCAATTACTTATTTACCATAGACTTTGCCGACCCTGACAGTAATCGTTTGGATACAACCTTTAGCGAGGGAGTAGAAGAACATAAGTCGTACAACTTTATTAAGCTAGATAACGGGCAATTTGCCTGTCAACCGAATAACCGTTGTCTTTGGTATGACGTATCGCTTGTACCCGCCGTACTAAAAACACCTGACTTCAAGATACCCACTGAAGTGTATAGCGTTGAGAACCACGCTAAGTGGAGCGCCAAGGATGAATGGTTTTATAACTTCGAGGAAATTAAAAATGATACCTAATTGTGAACTAGTAAAAGCAGACGGCACACAGTTTCTTGTGTTTAAAGGACAAGACTTAATCTCAAACCACTTAAAGAAAGAACTGTACGAGAACGACATACATCAACTATGTCTCAAACTTTTAATTAACGAAGAAGCGGGTGTAGTGCTAGACATTGGTGCTAACTTGGGCACGTTTTGTATACCCTTGGCTAAGAAAGTATCAAAGCATACTTATCATGCATTTGAACCACAACGGATAGTCTATTACCAGCTATGCGCTAATACGTTTATTAACGGGCTAGATAATGTCCATTGTCATAACTTTGGGCTGTCTGATAAAGAAGAACGAATGGTACTTACCATGCCTGACTACGCTAATGAAGGCAACATTGGTGCGTTTAGCATGGACAAAGAAGTTCGTAAGAATGACTACGAGTGCAAAACCGAGGGTGTCAAAGAACCATTAGTAGTATTTACTTTAGACTCAGGTGCACACAAAAACGTACGTCTTATTAAGATTGACGTAGAGGGGCATGAACTAGAAGTAATTAAAGGGGGTATTGAGACCATTAAAAAGAATAACTACCCACCAATTATCTTTGAAGCATGGACATGGAAGCCATGGTTTGAGCCTAAGCGTAAAGCGTTGCTTGAATACTTAAAGGGTCACGGCTATGATATACAGCAACTAGGTCAAAACAACTTAGCACGGCATCCTAAACATGGTAATATGTCAAAATGAACTTTACTTGGTCGTTCTCTGCTCTCAAAGAATACGTTAACTGCCCTAAGCAATATCAGGAGTTAAAGATATTAAAACGCTACGAGAAGCAACCTACTGAACAGATGCTTTATGGCACAGTAGTACACAAAGCTTGCGAAGATTACGTAGCTGAGGGTAAACCCTTAGAGAAGAACTACCAGCGTTTTAAGCCTGTGCTTGACTCTTTAGTTGCAATTCCTGGAACTAAGTATCCTGAGCATGAGATGGCACTCACACCTGATAAGCAACCGTGTGGGTTCCGTGATAACGGCAGATGGGTACGGGGTATCGTGGATTTGCTTATTGTGGACGGTGACTATGCGTTTATTGTTGACTACAAGACTGGCTCTAACCGTTACCCTGATCCAAAACAGTTAAAGCTTATGGCTCTAATGACCTTTGCTCACTTTCCCAAAGTCAACAAGATTAAGGCTGGGTTGTTGTTTGTAATGCATGAGAGTTTTATGGATGAGGAATACACACGGGATCAGATTCCGATGCTATGGAAATACTTTGAGTCTGACCTTGAAAGGTTGAACCATTCGTACGAAAATGATGTATGGCAAGCTAACCCTACCCCTCTATGCGGATGGTGTCCTGTTAGAAGTTGCGAGTTTCATAAGGAGAGATAATGCCCTACGTTAATAAACCTAGACCGTACGATAAAGAGTACGATCAACAAAAATCTCGTGGCGAACATGAGCGCCGTATGGAGCGCCAACGTGCCCGCCGTGCGCTAGATAAAAAAATGCCTGATGGTAATGGCAACGGCAAAGCAGATGCACGAGAAGGCAAAGACGTTGCCCACCGAAAAGCCCTAGACAAGGGCGGTTCTAACAAGAACGGTACGTACATTACAACGGCGGATAAAAACCGTAGCTTTAAGCGTGACTCAAAAGGTAACTTAGTATCAGAAACAAGTAAGAAAGAACGTAAGAAAAAGTAGGGTGGTGTTCCGCTGTAAGGCATGAGTGGGCGGCGGATTATATTTGGTCCGACAACCATGTCAGTTAAGCGACGCGTTTGAAGTTCTTTAGATACTTCTCCTTGGCGTGACAGGCTTGACCGACTAGCCCCCGTAAGGGGCGCCGTTAAATTTAGTTAAAGGACAGTTGTGAAAATAGTTGAAAACGAAGTTGTTAAGTTTAGCGTACCTTCAGATAAAGCTAGCCTAATAACGAACTACCTAGAAAAAAGCCAAATCCTATCGGATGACGGCAAAAATGCAGAGCTACTTGTCTATTGGGGCATTGAAGAAATGCAAAGGGTAGCCAAGGTCTATGGGGAAAAAGTTCTTTCACCGATACAAAAGGATTACAAATGGCCTGGGATGTACACTCCGTTCAAACACCAAGAAACCACGGCTGCGTTTCTATCCCTACAAGATAGGGCTTTCTGCTTCAATGAGGCAGGCACAGGCAAGACTTCATCAGTAATCTGGGCTGCCGACTATCTGATGACTCAGGGCTTGATAAAGCGTGTTTTAATCATTTGCCCGCTATCTATTATGTACTCTGCTTGGCAAGCCGACATCTTTAAAACTGCCATGCACCGAAGCGTTGCCGTAGCCTACGGCGATGCCAACAAACGTAAGAAAGTAATCAACGGAGTCTATGAGTTTGTCATCATTAACTACGATGGAGTGGGGATTGTTTCCGAAGAAATAAGTAAACTAGGGTTTGACCTAATTGTGGTTGATGAAGCAAACGCTTATAAAACAGCTACGACTAAAAGATTTAAAACACTAGTAAAAATAATGAAACCCTCAACCAAACTTTGGATGCTTACAGGTACTCCAGCTTCTCAGTCTCCGCTTGATGCGTTTGGGCTGGCTAAGCTTGTAAATCCAGGGGGTGTACCTAAATACTTTACCGCTTGGCGGGATAAAGTTATGCATCAAATTACCCGTTTTAAGTACGTGCCCAAGCCTACTTCACGGCAAGATGTCTACAACGCTTTGCAACCAGCTATTCGGTTTGAGAAAGCTCAGTGTTTGGACTTACCGCCTGTGATGTATCAGACCCGTGAAGTACCATTGACTCCCCAAGTTATTCGTTATTACAGAGCTATCAAAGATCAGATGCTTATTGAAGCGGCAGGGGAAAAGATTAGTGCAGTCAATGCGGCGGCAAAGTTAACAAAGTTGTTACAGATTTCGGGAGGGGCTGTCTATTCAGACACCCGTGAAGTTGTGGAGTTTGATGTGTCTCCACGACTAAATGCCCTAATGGAGGTGCTAGATGAGACGGAACATAAAGTCATTGTGTTTGTTCCTTATCGTCACACCATTGAGTTAGTTTCTAAACATTTACAAGGAGAAGGTGTCACTAATGAAATTATTAGCGGAGACGTAGGAGCAAAAGAGCGAGGCGATTTGATTAATCGTTTCCAAACTTCAGAATTTCCACGAGTTCTAATTATTCAACCTCAAGCTGCATCGCATGGTGTGACTCTAACTGCCGCCAATACAGTAGTGTTTTGGTCTCCAGTGATGAGTGTGGAAACATACTTGCAGTGCATAGCCCGCATAGACCGTGTTGGGCAAGTGAATAGCATGACCGTTGTGCATCTACAAGGTTCAGAAGTAGAACGCAAGATGTATCAGATGTTACAAGGGAAAGTTGCTAGTCATGAAAAGCTGGTTGACCTGTACAAAGAAGAGTTAGGAATAAAAGATGAGTGAAAATAATTTAGATGAATTAGTAAAAACTTACTTGACAATAAGAAATGAACGTGAAAGAATTGCAGGTGAGTGGAAGGTAAAAGATAAGGTTTTTGAAAATGACTTGGCAGTTCTTGGTCAACAGATGCTAGCTATCTGCAACGAAACAAATGCAACAAGTATTAAGACTGCTCAAGGCAGAGTGGTTAAGAAATTAAACGAACGCTACACAGTATCAGATGGAGATAGCTTTCGTAAGTTTGTTATGGAGAATGAAATGCCCGAACTATTTGAGGGACGGATTCATCAGACAAACTTTAAAGAATTCATGGCTGAGCATGCAAGTGATGGCTTGCCGCCTGGCGTGAATGTAATGAGGGAATTTACGGCTGTTGTTTATAAGCCAACCTCGGATTAGTTAAATTTAGTTAAATAAGGAGTTTTACATGAGTACAGATCTAGTGAATTTAAGCGCTATCGGCGCATTGGCAACAGTAGGTGGTTTGGACGAAGACACATTAGCGGTCGCTGGTGGTAATCGTCAGGGTAACAAGCGTCTATCTATTAAGGGTAGCGTATTCCGTAAGTATGCGGGTGGTAAGGAGATTGGTGCTATTGAAGACCGTTTCATGAACGTCATCATTGTTAAGATGGCGCACAAGGCATCCCGTATGTATTACGACAAAGGCTACAGAGAAGGCGAGAAGGTTAGCCCAGCTTGCTGGTCATCTGACTCAGAGATTCCTGATGCTGATGTTAAAACCCCAGTAGCTTCTAGCTGCAACTCTTGCCCAAATAGTGCAAAAGGTTCTGGAGATAACGGGATTGGCGCAAAGTGCAAACTGTCATGGCGCACCGCAGTCGTTCTACCGAATGACCCAGCAGGTGATGTAATGCAGTTAGTCCTCCCAGCAACTTCAGCTTTCGGTAAAGAAGATAATGGTCGTTGGCCTTTCCGTCCGTATATCCAGCACCTAGCGTCACACAATGTGTCAGCGGGCCGCGTGGTTACTAAGATGGCTTTCGATACAAAATCTCCTACACCAAAGGTTTTGTTTGCCCCAGTTGGTGCTGTGCCTGATGCAGACTTGGAAATCATTGCTCGTCAAGCTAAAAGCCCAGCGGCAGAAGCAGCTATTAAGCTAAACGTATTTCAGTCAGATAGCACGGGTGACGTAGAAGTTGCAGTAGCATCAGTGTCAGCTGAAGTAGAAGTTGAAGAGCCAAAGAAGCGGGAGTCAAAAGCTGCCGCAGGTGAGAAAGCATCCGACGTATCGGATATTGTTAAAAAATGGTCTAAGAAGCAAGGATAAAAAATGCCACGGACATACAGTCAAGAACTAATCAACGCAGTCAGTAAGGCTAACCCCAATTACCCTGGGGTGGCTTTAGCTAAAGCATGCATACAAGCGAATCTACCCTCTAAGTATGTAGCTGTTGCGTTAAAGGTAACTAGGATGACGCTCTATAGCTGGTTCCGTGGCAAACCTATCCGCTTTAAGAATCAACAACTTGTCGAAGTGTTTACAGACTTAGTAGAAAGTGATACAGCCAAAGGGTTACTCCCAGCTAAAAACACCACTCACGCTAAGGCATACTTAGAGGA